ACTGATGATTCAGATGCTTATCCAATCGTTGAAGTATTTTTAAACACGCACAGAGACAGATACGTCACTGCTACTGCGTCAACAGCATAAGGAGAATAAGACATGGCTATAAATAGAGCTAGTATTAGTAAAGAACTCCTTCCTGGATTGAACCAAGTATTTGGGACGGAGTATGGTGAGGTAGCTGACGAACATGCACCTCTTTTTGAAATAGAGAACTCAGATAGAGCTTTTGAAGAAGAAGTTCTATTTACAGGGTTTGGCACTGCACCTACTAAAGGTGAAGGTGAATCCATTTCTTACGATAACGCACAAGAAAGTTATACAGCTCGTTACGACAACGAGACTATTGCTTTAGCTTTTGCAGTTACTGAAGAAGCAATGGAAGATAACCTTTATGATACTTTTGCAAAGTTAAGAGCAAAAGGTTTAGCTAGAGCAATGGCAAACACTAAGCAGGTTAAAGCTGCTAAAATCTACAACAATGGTTTTAGTACAGCAGGTGCTGATGCAATAGGAGATGGGCAACCATTTTTTAGTGACTCTCATCCAACAATATCTGCAGGTGTTCAAACTAACACTGCAACTGGAGCAGCTTTATCAGAAGCAGCTATTGAGACTGCAGTAATACAAATTCAGAAACAAGAAGATGATAGAGGTATCTTAATTGGTGCTCAATCAGTATCACTTCATGTTCCTACAGATTTGATATTTACTGCTAATCAAATATTAGGAAGTGACTATTCAACTGCTATTGGAGTTAATCCAACAACAGCAGCAAATGGTGCTACTAATGTTAATGACATCAATGCTATTAAGAGTATGGGAATGATGCCAGGTGGTATATTTGTAAACAGAAGGTTTTCAGATATTAACGCATGGTTCATTAAGACTGACATACCTAATGGTACTAAGATGTTTAATAGAACTCCTCTACAAACTAAGATGGAACCTGACTTCGATACAGGTAACCTTAGATTTAAAGCCAGAGAAAGATATTCTTTTGGAGTATCTGACTGGAGAGGTTGGTTTGGTAACGCAGGTGCGTAAGCATTAATAACTTAGGGAGGGTGATGCTCACACATCCTCCCTAACTTTAAGGATTTAATATGGCTAATAATATTACAAGTAAATTTCTAGCTGGTACTGGTGTTATTGTAACAACAACTAATATTACAAGAGTAGTAGCTATCCATGCATATTCAACTGTTAATGGAACATTTGCTATTTCAGATAGTACTGGAGATAAAATAAAATTTCAAGTTCCTACTAGTGGTCAAGCAGATATTTATATAGGTGACCAAGGCGTAAGCTTTAGTGCTACAGTTAGTGTATCTACACCTGGAGCTAATGGTGGCGTAACACTATTTGTAGGATAAGATAATGCCTAACTATGCATATCTTAAAACAGATATAATAAACACAACAGAGAACGATTCAGCTGAGTTTGAGAATCAAATTCCTTTTTTAATTGAAAAAGCTGAAATACGTTTAACAAAAGATTTAGATGATGTAGGACTAACTGAGTTTAGTTCTTTTTCTTTTACAGCTTCTAATCCTGTAGTTAGTCTTCCAGCTGACACAAGAATTATAAGAAGTGTAAATTATAAGACAAGTGTATCTTCTAATATAACAACTCTTCTACAACGACCTTATGAGTATGCTATAGATTACTTTCCTCATGCAAGTGCATCTACAGGTACTCCTAGGTATTATTCCAGAAAAACACAAACAGCTATTTATGTAGTACCAACTCCTGCTTCTACTTTAACAGGAGAAATATCTTATGTGCGTAGACCAATAGGTTTAGCTAGTGCAACAGGTGTAAGTGTAACTACATCTAATTACTTTAGTGAGTTTTGTTATGATGCATTATTTTATGCATGCATGATGGAAGCAGCAAGGTTTAATAAAAGTACAGAAGATTTACAACTATATCAAGGTGACTATGTAAATGCAGTAGAAGGTTTACGTAATCAAGCAAGAAGGTCAAGACAAGATAATATGGAGACTGCAGCTAATCCTAGTGGTGGTCCTAATGTTTTAGTTAAAGGGAGTAATTAATTATGGCTAAATATAAAAAACCTAAAGTAAAAGAAATAACAGATAAAATTATTCCAACTGAATCACTAGAAGAATATATGGAAAGAAATAACATAACAGTAGATGAAATGTTTGGAATAAAAGGAGAAGACTATGCTACAGGTGGTATAGTAAAAGTTAAAAAGAAAAAAAAGAAAATGAAAAAACCTAGAGGTGTAGGAGCAGCATTAAGAGGTTATGGAAAGGCATGTAAATAATGACAATAGGTAGGTCAAGTATTAGAATGCAATTAACTAAAAGATTACAAAATAAAAAAGTTAAAAAAAAGAAAAAGAAAAAAATATATAAAAGAAAAAAAGTATGATTAAAAATTCTGCAGCATTACAAAGAAAAATAGCTAGAGGTGGTAAAAAACTTTTAGAAGTTTTATTAGAAAGTACAACTAGTAAAGGTGATGAAAAACCTCCTATATATAATAAAACTGGTTACTCCTCTTCTTTGGAAGAAGTAACAGATACAAAAGGATATTACACTGCAAGTGAACGAGAAAAAGGAATAGATAAAACATTAAGATTATCTGGTTATTATAATCCTAAAGTTAGTAAATCTGGAATTAAAAATCTTACTAAAAAAATAAAAAGTGTTGCAACTCGTGTTGATAACAAAAAAGAAAAAGATGCAATGTTAAGTCTTGCTTCTGATTTAAATAAAAGTGTTACTAAACAAAAAAAATCTTGGGAAAAAGATAGTTCTTTTCTTGGTAAATTTTTTGATTCTTCTGCTTTTACAGATATAACTAAAAAAGGAAGAGGAGTACAAGATGTTTTATTTGAAACTGATGATACCCCAACTATGGCAGATTTTAAACAAGCTGCTAAAATTTTTAATCAAGAAGATTTTGTAGCAGCAGCTCAAAAAGATGCAAGTATCAGAAAAATATATGATACAGAAACACGTAAAAGAAATCCTATGAATGAGTTAAAGGTTAGTTTACGTGATATAAAAAAAATAGCATTAGAAAAAATTAATCAATTAGCTCCTTCTAAAACTAAAGAAATAATAGATGTATTAAATATGCCTGCAGATGATGTAGGATTTACAGGTACTTCAAAGGGTGGAAGGGAACTTCGTTATCCTAAACAATACATAGGTAAAGATGATATAATTACTTATCGAACAAAAGAAGATAAAACATCTTTACCACCTTCAGATAATCCTGCTGGTTTTACACCAGAATATTATATACCTTCAGCTGGAGACCCTTCAGAATTTAATAGACCTGAAATAATAGGTAATACATTACGTGACATGGAAAAAGCTGATAGAGATGTAATACGAAGAAGTGAACCTAATTTATTAGATACTCAATCAACACAAGTTGAACAAAGAGGTCTTACATTACCTAAAGATATGACACCAACACAGTTAAAAAATCTTTCATTAGAAGAAAGAAGATTTATAGAACAAGCTCAAGATATTTATGATGAAGCTTATGTTAGAGCTCAACAAAATGGTTTTAATAAAAGAGATTCAGATGCTATAGCTCAAGAAGAAATAGTAGCAGTTATGTTTGGTCGTGCTGCAGATACAGATTCTATAAGTGGTAATGTATTAAAACCAGATGATGTATTAGCACGTAAATATAAATCATCTATTACTGGTAGAAAAAAAGGCTTATTGCCAGAAGAAAAACCTGAATACTTAAAAGGTGAACAACGTGATTTATTTAAAGATAAACAATATCCTATAACAGGAAGATTTACAAGAGGTGATATAAAATACTTTCCTTCTCCTGTACGTTCAACTAATTATAGTAATAAAACTTTTCCACAAGGACCTCAGTCTATACAAAGTAGTGCAAGTAGTCTTTTAGAAAATCCTGATAGTTTTGTTGGTAATGAAATATTAAGATTATATAAAGATATATTAATGAAAAAAAGAGGATTAGCTAAAGGTGGTTTAGCAAGTTTAAAGAAAAAGAAAAAAAGAAAAATACCTAAAATATTAAAAAATAAAAGTTTAAGAGCAAGAAAAGAAAATAAAAAACCTAAAGGTGTAGGACAAGCATTAAGAGGATTTGGAGCAGTAAATGCCTAAGAAAAGAAAAAGAACAGGTACAGGAATGAAAGGCATGTCTATTGGTAGTGGCGATAAACGTCCTACTAAAAGTGGTGCAGGAATGACTGCTAAAGGTGTAGCTAAGTATAGAAGAAATAATCCTGGTAGTAAATTAAAAACTGCTGTAACAGAAAAAAAACCTACAGGTAAAAGAGCTTCAAGGAGAAAGAGTTATTGTGCTAGGTCTGCAGGACAAATGAAGAAGTTTCCTAAAGCAGCTAAGAATCCTAACTCAAGATTAAGACAAGCAAGACGTAGATGGAGATGTTAGATTTCATATTTAATTAGTAACATACCACATTTTAAATGTTGGGTACGTAAAGAGTTTACACACAACCATTTAAAATATCATGGTGAGTTTTTACATGGAATAGCATTTGCAGTTAATACAATACCAGATAGATGTTTATCTTTTCAAGTTATGTTTACTGGTATAGATGAAGAAGATAATATACATGGTGGTGCAATGTGGGCAAGAATGCCAATAACAGCATTAGTCGCAGATGAAATATTAGATGAAGCTCCAGAAAGAATGGATACACATTTAGCACAACCTTGGGATTGCTCATCAAGAACACATACTGTAGTAAAACTTGATTTATTAACAGCAAGTCCTTGGATGTGTAAGATAGATAATGAATTTTATAAAGGTAAGTATATGTTTACAGTTGACTTTACAGATAGTGATATAAGTGATTGTCCTGCACAACATAAACAAAACCATGTAATACAATTAACTGATGCAGGTAAATGGACAGGTAATATAATAGCATTACCTAATAATAGAGTTCGAGCAACAAGTCCTGCTTTATGGGTAACAGGTGAAGGTGCACCAGATTTTAGACCAAGCCAACATACTCATGCAGCAGAAATACATGATAGTTACACAGACCCAGAAATAACATTTAACAACTTATATAAGGAGAATAATAATGGCAGGAATGAAGACTAAATATATGTCTAAAGGTACAGGAATGAAAACTAAATATATGTCTAAAGGTAGTACAGGAATGAAGACTAAATATATGTCTATGGGTAGTGGAGCACCTGGTAGTCCAAAAACATTAAGTAGAAGATTTGGTACTAAAGCTAAAAAGAAATAACTATGGGTAAACTTTGTCCAAAAGGTAAAGCAGCAGCTAAACGAAAGTTTGATGTTTATCCATCTGCTTATGCTAATATGTATGCATCAGCAGTATGTTCTGGTAAAGTAAAACCAGGAGGTAAAAAGAAAAAGAAAACTACTAAGAAAAAAAGAAAAACTGTTAGAAAGAAAAAGAAATGAGCTTACGTAAATGGGTAGGTGAGAAATGGGTAGACATAGGTGCACCAAAAAAGAATGGAAAGTATCAACCTTGTGGTAGAAAAAAAGCTAAAGGTAGTAAACGTAAATATCCTAAATGTGTACCATTAGCAAAAGCACAACGTATGTCAAAGTCTCAAAAAACTTCAGCAGTAAAAAGAAAGAGAGCTAAAGCACAAGGAGTAGGTGGTAGACCTACCTTTGTAAAAACATTTAAAAAAAGAACAAAGAAAAAAACATAATCGTTTGACTCCTTGAGTTGGAAGTAAGCATTGACTGAAGAAACGCACTAACTTTAATTAGGAGGTGTTATGGATAATCAAACATTATACATTTTACAAAAAGAAAAAAGAGAAATATTTATGGTACGTAAATTAAAAAAAATTAAAAAAGAATTACTTGGTGCATCTAAAATGCATAAAAAACAAGCAACTACTATTGGTAAAATGATTAAGAAAAAAAAGAAGAATGTTAAAAAAAGAACCTAGAAAAGGAACAGGTAAAAAACCAAAGGGTTCAAGTCGTAGACTTTATACAGATGAGAATCCTAAAGATACAGTATCTATAAAGTATGCAACTGTAGAAGATGCTAAGAAAACTATAAGAAAAGTTAAAAGAATTAAAAAACCTTATGCTAGAAAGATACAAATACTTACTGTATTAGAACAAAGAGCTAAAGTACAAGGTAAAACTAAACAAGCACAATTAGCTAAAGCAGCTAAAGAACAATTAAAAAGGAACAGAGCATAATGGCAACTTCAGGAACATATAACTTTAATCTTGATATAGATGAGATTATACAAGAAGCTACTGAGATGATAGGTGGTGAACAGACATTAGGACACGAACCTAAGTCTGCTAGACGTTCTATTAATTTAATGTTGAATGATTGGCAGAATCGTGGTATACTGTTATGGAGTACCTTTACAACTGCAGTAACTGTAGCAGCAAGTACAACTTCTATTAATTTAGAAGGTTCAGCTTTAGATGCTTTAATTGTAACATATAAAATAAACTCAACAGGAACAGAAACACAATTAACAAGAAAAAGCTTTGAAGAATATAATGTTCTTCCTGAAAAGTCTCAAAGTGGTAGACCTACTCAGTATGCAATGAAAAGAAATATAAGTAATCCTACTATGTTTTTATATCCAGTACCTAATGTTTCTACAGGTATTTTAAACATAGAAGCAATACGACAAGTAGAAGATATTAATAAATCATATGCACAAAATGCAGATGCACCTGTTAGATTTCTGCCTTGTTTAACTGCTGGTCTAGCTTACTATATGTCTTTAAAAAGAAATGGTGTACCTGAAACAAAGATTTCAATATTAAAAACAAACTATGAAGAATTACTCGGAAGAGCAATGGATGAAGATAGAGAGAGAGCAAGTATTTATTTTAAACCTAAACTAAAAGCTGTATAATGGCTACTGATAGAAGAGCAAAAGCAATGTGTGACTCATGTGGGTTTGTGTATCCCATGAGAGTTATGAAGTTAAGTAGTTATGATACAGTAAGATGCCCACAATGTTTTGATGGTGCATATGATTTAAAAAATCATCCTCAGAATAAACCTGCTAGTTTAAGAGAAGACCCTGCTATTCAAAATGCTAGAATAGATGATACAGGTAGAAACTTAACTTGGGAACAATCAGGTTTTACATGGGATGATACAACCCAAGATAGATGGTGGCAAACAATATGAGTGATTTAACAGGCAAATTAGTATCAAAGAGTTATAAACAACTTCTTAAAGTAGCAGTATCTGGTAATGAAGGAGTTAGTGCTGGTTTATTACAAGTGCAGTCAGGTGATGGAACTAATTCAGCATTACAGATATCTACAAGTATAATACAAGTAGCAGGTAAGTTTGGTGTATCAGAGGATGTGTCAATATCTGGTGATATACAAATTTTAGGTAAAGTTTGTGCATCTGCATATTATGGAGATGGTTCTAACTTATCTGGTGTAACTGCAACAATAGAAGGTAATATATCTGTATCTAATGTAGTAGCAGGTGGTACTTTAAATGTAGCAGGAACTGCAACAATAACAGGTGCTGTAATGGTATCTGGTGGTGAAATAGCAATTAAGAATACAGGGTCTGTATCTAATATAAAATTATATTGTGAATCTAGTAATGCTCATTATGCAGCGTTACAATCACCTCCACATTCTTCTTATAGTGGTAATTTAACAATAACATTACCAACAAGTAGTGCAACACTTGTAGGAACATCTACTACTGATACTTTAACTAATAAAACTTTTGGAGATAAAGTAGACTTTGATAATGATGTATGTATAAGTGGAGATGCTTTTATAGGAGGTACAGCTACTATTGCAAGTAATGTTTCTATAGGTGGAACTTTATCAGTAGGAGGAGCTACTCATTTAGCAAGCACATTAACAGTAGCAGGTAATACTACATTAACAGGAACATTAGGTGTAGGTGGTAATGCTACCTTTGCAGAAAAAGTTTGTGCTAGTGCTTTTTATGGTGATGGTACAAATATTACAGGTATACCTATTACAGGTAATATATCAGTTTCAAATGCACAAGTAGGTGGTACATTAAAAGTATCTTCTACTGCAACAATCGAAGGTGCTACACATTTAAAAAGTACATTAAGTGTAGGTGGAGCAGTTAATCTTGCAAGTACATTAACAGTAGCAAGTAATGTATCTATAGGTGGTACATCTAATATAACAGGTAAAGCTGAATTTGAAGATGATGTATCTGTATCTGGTAATACTGCTATAGGTGGTACATTAGATGTAGCAGGTAATGTATCATTAGGTGGTAATGTTACAGTTAAAGGAGATGTGCATGTAAGTTCTAAAGTATGTGCTTCAGCTTTCTTTGGAGATGGTGCTAACTTAACAAATGTACCTGCAGTTATAACAGGTAATATATCTGTTAATAATGCAACTATAGGTGGTAATTTATTTATAGGTGGTACTGCTACTATTGTAGGTAATACTACAATGACAGCAAATCTAGGAGTAGGTGGTACATTAGATGTAGTAGGTAATACATCAATAGGTGGCACATCTAATATAACAGGTAAGGCAGAGTTTGAAAGTGATGTTTCTGTATCAGGAGATATAAATGTAGGTGGACATGTAACTATTGCAGGAGCAGTACAATTAGGTTCTACATTAAGTGTTACAGGTTATTCACATTTTAAAGATGATGTATCAGTTTCTGGCAATGCTATTATAGGTGGCACAGTAAGTGTTGGTGGTGGTATAATTGATTTAAAAAATACAGGTTCACAATCAGAACTTAGAATGTATTGTGAGTCAGGTAACGCACATTATGCTGCACTAAAAGCTCCACCACATTCAGCTTTCTCTGGTAATATAGCTTTAGTAATGCCTGCAGTTGCAGATACATTAGCAGGTATAGCAGCAACACAAACTTTTACTAATAAAACATTTGGTGACAAAGTAGATTTTGATGATGATGTTTGTGTATCAGGTAATACAATATTAGTTGGTAATTTAGCTGTAGGTGGTACAGCAACTGTAGCAGGTAATGCATCTATAGGTGGTACAGTATCAGTTGGTGGTGCTGTTAATTTATTATCTACAGCTACAGTAAGTGGAGCAGCAGGTTTTTTAGGTACAGTTAGAGTTAGTGGTGCTACAAGTTTAGAAGGTGCTTTAGTTGTAGGTGGTAAAGCTGAATTTGATGGAGATGTTTGTGTAAGTGGTAACTCACAGTTAGTAGGTACACTTAAAGTAACAGGTGCTACTACTGTAACAGGTAATTCTGGTTTCTTAGGAACTGTAAGAGTGTCAGGTAATACTTCATTAGAAGGACAATTACAATTAACAAAGAGTGCAGCAGCAGTTGTTTGTGCAACAGCTATTAATGGTGTAACATCTGTATCATTAAACTTTGGTAATGCACAAAACTTTAGTACAACAGTTACAGCAGCACATACATTAGCTAAACCTATAGGATGTAGAACAGGACAAACAGGTAGTATCTTTTTGACACAGAGTGGAGGAAGTGGTACAATGGCATATAACGCAGATTTTAAATTTATTGGTGGTACAGACCCAACCATGACAGCAGCTAATGGTGCAGTAGATAGATTAGATTATATTGTAGTATCAGCATCTAGTGATGGAGTTGGTGGAGATATACAAATGGTAATTTCACAGGCATACGCATAATGGGAATATTTCAAAATAATTTATTAGCAGCATCTGCAGCAGCAGCAAGTGCAGGTGGTGGTGGATTTTATTCACATCAGATAGAACAGAGCTGTAGGTTTGATGAAGATGATGGAGGTTATATGACAAGAACTCCTAGTAGTGCAGGTAATAGAAGAACTTTTACTGTAAGTTTTTGGTGGAAAAGAACTGTGATAACACATTCAGGAAATCATATGGTACCTTTTGGTGCTGATGCTAATGATGGTGGTTCTACTATTTGGAATATAAGAATGAGAAATACTGATAACTATCAAGTTGGAGCAAGTGGTGGTACAGAATATATATGGTCACCTTTATATAGAGATACTTCTGGTTGGGGTCATTATATGTTAGCAGTTGATATGACACAAGCAACAGGGTCAAATAGAATTAAATTTTATTTTAATGGTACACAGGTAACTGCTACTGATGCTTCATCTATATCTGCTCAAGATTATCAAACAGAAGTAAACAATACTACAGAACATCAAATAGGGATTATGAAATATGCTTCTAGTTCATCAGACTTTGCAGGGTATATGGCAGAGTTTATATTAATAGATGGTACAGCTCAAGCACCCACAGATTTAGGTGAAAGCAAAAATGGTGTATGGATTCCAAAAGACCCAAGTGGTTTGACCTTTGGTACGAATGGAACATATCTTAAATTTGAAAATGCAAGTGACCTTGGGAATGACAGTTCAGGAAACAATAATGATTATTCAGTAACTAACATGGGCACAGACCATCAAGTTCTTGATAGTCCAACATTTGGGAGTTAACTAAATATGGCAAGTAGTGGAAATTTTGGAACATGGAATCCTTTAAATATAGGTTCTGGAGGTAGTACATCATTAACTGTAGGTAATACAAATGCAGTTATGACAGGTGCAGACCCAAGAACTGCAGCTAATGTAGGTGGAGTTATTTCAGATACAGATGGTTATTATTTTGAAACAGTAGCAACATCTGCAGGAAGTGGTGCTTTAACATTAGGTATAATAAATGAAGACAGACATAATCAATTAACATCAGGTCAAATACATTCTCGTTCTGGTTCTTTTATGTGGAGAGGTTATGATGGTGGTGCTTTTTTTGTAGAAACTTCTTCTAATACAAGTTATGGTACATTTACTGATGGAGATATAATAGGATGGTTTATTAAAAATTCTAAATTATATGTAAAGAAAAATAACTCTGATGTTGTAGGAGATGTAGTAAATACAAGTGCAGGAATAGATATATCAGGAGGATTCTTTTTTCCTGCAGTATCAAGAACAGTTGGAGGAGGAGACCAGACATCTTCTATATTAAGAACAGATTCTGATGATTGGTCTTATAGTCCACCAGATGGTTTTAAAGGTTTAACCTCTAAAGATATGTTAATTAGTTCAGACATAGACCCTGCAGGAGATGATGGTGCAGATGAAAATCCTACTAAACAATTTAATATAGTTACTTATACAGGAGATGCTAGTACTAGTAATGCTGTAAGCAATTTAGGTTTTCAACCTGACCTTGTTTGGATTAAAGCAATAGATGATAATAACTTATATTCTAATGCTCTGTTTGATAGTTCAAGAGGTAGAGCAAAAAGTATATTTTCTGATAATTCTAGAGATGAAGATAGTAGTAGTTCAACACAAGACTTAGTATCTTTTGATAGTGATGGTTTTACAGTAGGTACTTCATATAATACTGGTTCTAATTTAAGTGGAAAAGCTCATGTTGCATGGTGTTGGAGAGCTAATGGAGGAACAACAGCTAGTAATTCAGAAGGTTCTACAACTTGCACAGTACAAGCAAATACTAAAGGAGGTTTTAGTATAATTACCTATACAGGAACAGGTAGTGCAGCAACATTAGGACATGGTTTAGAAAAAGCACCAGAATTTATAATGGCTAAAAGAAGAAGTAGTGCAGCTCAAAGTTGGAAAAATTATCATGTAGGGATAGGACCAACAAAATATCTTACATTAAATGCAGCTGATGCTGAAGGTACTAGCTCAGGTATGTGGAATGATACAGCACCTACTGATACTTTAATACATATAGGTAATGAAAGTAATGTAAGTACAAGTAGTAAAGATTATGTTATATATGCGTGGCATGGAGTTGAAGGCTATAGTAAGTTTGGAAGCTATACTGGAAATGGTAATTCTAATGGAACATTTGTCTATACAGGATTTAGACCACGTTTAATATTTACGAAAAGATTTGATGGAGGTTCAGAAAATTGGGGAGTATTTGATACTGCTAGAGCAAATTATAATCCAACTTCTGCACATTCAGATGGACAACTAGTTTGGGATTCTAATGGTGTAGCCACAGCAGGTTCTACACATGGTGTAGATTTTCTTAGTAATGGTTTTAAGCTACGTGGAACTGGTGGTTTAAATAATCAAAGTGGTGGTACGTACATCTATGGAGCATGGAGTGACGTGCCATTTAAATATAACAATACTTTTTAAGAGGTGAAATAATATGTGGGCTTTAATAAAGGATAATAAAATAGAACAAATATATCAAAGACCAAAATCTTTGGTAATAGGTGAAGTTCGTTATCCATCTAATATGTTTACAAAATATACAGATGCAGAGAAAGCTGCTATAGGAATATATCCTGTAGAAGATAGTGGTACAAAAGGAGATGATAGATTTGAAAATACTTCACAAGCTACATATAGTTTTAGTGCTTCTGATAAGAAAGTAACAACATCTTATACAATAACAGCTAAGTCTTTAGTAGATGTTAATGATGTAGATAAAGATGGTAATGCAATAAAAGATTACAAAGGTAATCAAACAGTAACATTAGGTTTAAAAACATTAGCTAAAAATTTAACTAAACAACGAGCTAATAATTATATATCTAGATTTAATTGGTTAGTAGAAAGATTAGCTTATGATAGTAGTAAAACTATACCAAGTGCTGTTGGAACCTATGTAGGAAATATTAAAACAGACTGTGCAGCTATTGAAGCAGCTATAGATGGTGCAAGTGATATGGCAGCATTTAAAGCATTATATGAAAACACTAGAGATAGTGATGGTAATGTAACAGAAATAGCAAGAATAAACAGATGGAGTGATGATTATGACGTTAAAACGTACATACGTTAAGATTAAAAGATTTTTTAAAAGATTAAAAAAAAGATTATTTGGTAAGCTTTGCCAATGTAATGATAAATAGGAGAAATAAATGGCATCAACATATACAAGCAGGTTAAGACTAGTAAAACAAGGAGATGGAGATAATCCAAATACTTGGGGTACTGTATTAAATGATGGTATGATAAGTCTAGTTGATGATGCTATTGCAGCTTATACTACAGTAGAAATAGGAGCTAATGCTACAGTAACTTTATCAGCAGTAGATGGTTCAGGTGATGTACCACGTTCTGCTTTCTTAGAAGTTAAAGGTTCAGTAGGTGGAACTAATACAACAATAACAATGATAATACCTGCTCAATCTAAAAGCTATGTTATTAATAATACAGTTTCTGCTAATACAACTGCAAGTGATATAGTTAAAATTAAAACTGCTAGTGGTGATGGATATAATATTCCTTTTGGTGCAGTAGGTTTAGTTATATGTGATGGTACAAGTGTATTTCCTACTAATGCTAAAGGATTAGGATTAGGCACAGCAGCTAATGCAGATGTAGGTGTATGTGCAACTAATATTGCAGATGTATCTTTAGCAGATATTAGATATGTAAGAACTTCAGTAACAGCTAATACAACTGTACGTGGAGACTTTGTAGTAGAAGCAGGTTCATTAAAAGTAGGAACATCTGCTAGAGCTTATAATCCAATAACAACATTAACAGATGCTGCAAGTATAACAGTAGACTTTGCATTAGGTAATAACTTCTTAGTTACTATAGGTGGTAATAGAACATTAGCAGCACCAACTAATGCAGTAGCAGGTCAAACAGGAAACATATATGTAATTCAAGATGGCACAGGTTCAAGAACATTATCATATAATACAGCATATCAATTTGTATCTGCTGCAGTACCTACATTAAGTACAGGTGCAGGAGATGTAGATATGTTAATATATAGTGCAAGAAGTGCATCAACAATAGATTCAGTATTATTAAAAAACTTTGATAGGTAACTAATGGCAAAGTCCACTCTAACTAAAATGGATTTCAAAGCTGGAATCCAAAGAGAGTCCACACAGTATGCAGAAACAGGTTCATGGTATGACGCTGATAAAGTACGTTTTAGAGCAGGTAAGCCAGAGAACATAGGTGGTTATGCAACAAAAGTATCTGCATCTTTTAATGGTGCAGGAAGAGATTTAATTACATGGTCTGATAATGACCAATTTAAAAGAGCTATGTTTGGTACATCTCAAATGTTGTATGAACATAATGGTGACCAGATATTTGATGTTACTCCTGTATCTGCTAGTGTAACATTAGCTAGTGCATTTACTTGTGCTCTTAGTGTTAATACAGTAACAGTATCTGCAACAGCTCATGGTAGAACAACAGGTGACTTTGTATTCTTTACAAGCTCTACTACTATTGGTGGTAATATATTATTAGGTACAGATACATATCCTGTAAGTGTTATTAATTCAAATACTTTTGCTATTGATGTTGCAACTACATCTAGTGTTGCTCAATCATCTTCAGGTAGTGGTACTATACATTATTTAATTGCTAATGGTGTAGATAATGCAGCAACAGGTTTAGGTTATGGAGCAGGTTCTTATAATGCAGGTGTAAGTACAGTAGGAGGAAGAGCATGGAATAGTCCTACTTCAGCAGGTGCTAGTGACTTCTTTAGTCAAATAACACAGTGGAGTTTAGATAACTGGGGTGAAGATGTGATTGCTAATCGAAGAGGAGGTACTATATATTATTGGGATGCTGATGCATCAACAAGTCCTTTAAGAGCTGTTAAAGTTTCAGGTAGTACAAACTCTACACCAACAACTGTAAATTCAATTATTGTTTCTCCTAATGATAGACATCTTATTACATTAGGAACAAATCAATTTGGAACAACAGCATCACCTACAGGAACATATGACCCTTTAACTGTACGTTGGTCTAATCAAGAAGACTATACAAACTTTGTTCCTTCTATTAGTTCTACTTCAGGTGAAGTAATTCTTACAGATGGTACAGAAATAGTTGGAGCTAAGAGGTCACGTAATGCTGTTAACATATGGACAGATAATTCTTTATGGGCTATGTCTTTTGTTGGTCCACCTTTTATATTTAACTTTAATCAGTTAGGTACTAATTGTGGATTGATAGCACCACATGCAGCAATAGATTATGATGGTGCATCTATATGGATGGGACATGATAACTTCTATATGTTTGATGGACAAGTTAAGAACTTAGATTGTACTGTAAGAAGATTTGTATTTGATAGATTAAACATGGACCAGAAAGATAAAATATTCTGTGGTATTAATTCTGAGTTTAAAGAAGTTATATGGTTATATCCTTCTACTAACTCTACTGAATGTGATAGTTATGTTATCTATTCTCCTACAGAAAATTACTGGACAATAGGTTCTAGTATCTTTACAACCTTTGCAGATAAGAATGTATTTAGTAATACTATAACAACAGGTACAGTAGGTACTGCTAATAATTTATATAACAATGAACCTGATGGTGTATATACAGCAGATGGTGTATCTCAACCTTCCTTTATTGAATCAGCAGATTTTGATATAGCGTCAGGTAATGATATAATGTTTTTAAGTAGAATTATTCCTGACTTTGATATAAGTGATGGTTCATTAAGTTTCTCCATTAAGACTAAAGATTTTCCTGAAAGTGGTACAGCTAGAGAGAAACCTAATCCACCACATGTTATTACTAACGCAACAACTAAGATAGATATGAGAGCTAGAGGTAGACAAGGAAGAGTAAGAGTATCCTGTAATGCAGCGAATACAAGCTGGAGATGGGGTTCAATACGTTTAGCTATACAACCAGATGGTAGAAGATAATGACAACAATGTACAATACAACTGGTTATGACCCTGGTGCTTTTTTAACTAATTTAAAAAATACAGCATTACAAAAGTATAATCAACAAATGGGAGCTTCAGGTGGAGCTGCAGATATTGCAGCAAAGACTGCAAGTTTACCTAATCCTGTATTTAGTAGAAAATATAATCCTAATCCAACAGGTTTAGATAGTTTACCTATAACTGGTCAAGAAATTTTACAAGGATTTAATAAAATTAATCCAATGGCTATGGTTATTGAAAAAGGAATAAATCTACCTGAAATTAATGAGTTAGAATATCAATATGGACCAGGATATACTGGAAAACCTTCTGATGCAAGACATATGGCAGCTGCTAATAATATTAGTAATGCTGTAAGTAATCTTATTGAAAAAGGAAGTCTTGGTCTAGTTCCAGAATCAGTTTCAACTTTTATTGGAGATGCTACACCTAATGTAGCAGGAGGAATAAAAGAATTAATATCTTTAGGATATAATGTATTACCTACTGGTGATATAACACCTTCAGAAGCTATTGATATGTTTAAAGAAGATATAGCAGCTAATTATCAAGGAAGTTTTGGAATACCTCAAAATACAATGACTGCTAAAGATATATATGAAAAAGTTTATAGTGAACCACAAGAAGAAATTAATTTTTCAGGATTACCTATTCAAGTAGGTTCTATATATCCTAGTTATTTTGAAGATAAAGAAGAGTTTGATAGAACTGGTAGAGGAGTATATGCAGGTAGACCTGTATATTATTCAGAAGGTCCTGACTTACCTCAAGGAGGTTTAGTATATTCAGGAACTGCAGAAGATTTAGAAAATTTTTATAGTAGTATGCAGTAATGGCTAGATACCCAGAGTTACCAAGATTTGTACAAACAGAAGATGATGCGA